TAGATTTAAGCTGTGGCTGTCCTTTCCATCTTTCGTTAATCTCCTGCCCGTTTTTGTTAATTTCATATTCAGGTGTTCTATTTCCTGTGTTGTTGGCGTTGGCCACATTTTTAGTTTCTCCTCGAATAGAACTGCGTCCGATAGTTTCGCCCCGAAGGTGTTCTCGGGTTTGTGTTTCTTGCGTAAGATGTAACTCCCCCTCGCGGTCCGCTCCACTCGATCCGATTGTTCTCCCCCCTCCACGCAATCCACGGTCGGCGTTGGCCACATCTGTTTCATGTCCGTGGTCGGCGTTCCGTATTTCACTTGCTCTGCTAAAGAACCTGGAGGAACGGTGGTTCTCCCTATGCTCTTCCTGTACGCGATCCTCTTCTCCATTGCCTCGGGAGATCGTTCGTCCCTCATGGTTACGGATGGGGTTAGCCACATTTGTGGCGATGAACCAGATCCTTTCTCTCCTATGGGGCGCGCCGACACCTGCAGCTGGAATATTGAACGGTTGGATTTCGTATCCTTCACTTTCCAGGTTAGTGCACACAGTTTCGAAGACCACGCCGTCTTCGATGTTAACAATGCCTCGCACGTTCTCGCCAATAACGAACCTCGGTTGGAATACTTGGATAATTCGAAACATCTCAGGCCAGAGATATCGACTGTCACTTGTTCCTTTTTGTTTACCTGCGACCGAGAAACTTTGGCACGGGAAGCCCCCTGTGATGATATCGGGGTAAGGGATTCCATCTTCGTCGAATTGTTCTTTGGTGATTTTTCTGACATCGTCATATACTTTAGTTCCTTTCCAATGTTTATTTAATAATAAAGTGCAATACTTATCTATCTCACAGAATGCTGCGGTTTCAAAATATCCTGTTCGTTCTAGTCCTAAACTAAATCCACCTAAACCACTAAATAGATCTAGTAGTTTAAGTTTCATTTTTTTTCTTCACCTACATACCCTGGAAATTCATCTATCCCATCTCCAGTCAATTTACATTGTTTTAATAAATCAGTTAAAGGTTTACCTTCTTCATTAATAAATTCACCTGATGTTAATACTATTTCAGATTCATTTAAATCAATGGCTACATCACCTTCAATATTACTAATATATGTTTTACCATCTGGCATAGAAACGGATATCAATTTAATTTTTATTTCATCTTCTAAGTGGCCATCCATTAACTCTTTTATTAGTTCTTTTACTTTCATTTTTTCTCCTTTTGTTTATTGTTTATATTTTCTCTTTCAAACTTTCTACATACTCTTGGGTTTCAGAATCTAGTTCCTCTTCTTTATTGTTTGCAATGGGTTCTAAATTTTCTTGTAATTTTTCACTTTCCGTTTTTTCTTTCTTTCCAAAGATGTTATTCCAGTTCTGTCGGTAGGTATCATCTGGTATTCTAGATTTACCATCCCATTTACGTCCATATTCTTTATCAGCCATAAATCTCCTTTTGCATTTTTCGAACTTCTTTAACCTGAGCATCCAAGTCTTGAAATTTTTTCTTTCTTTCTTTTACTAATTTAGTTTGACCATTTTCTTTTTGAAGAATGTCAAAAGAATGAGTGCCATCCCAATAATACCCTATGAGGTTATTGCGCTGTTCCATTCTTATATCCTTTCTTTTTAGCCTCCTTAGATGCAATCAAATCTATGGTTTTAGAAATGGTAATATTAAAATCCGCCATTTTACTTTTAGAAAGATAAGTTAATTTTCTATAAGTAGCAATTGGAACGGATACGGACTTAAATTTATTTGGGTCTGCCATTTGTCTCTCTCTTTCTGTTTTGTTTAATTATTATATGGGAAACTATACTAATAATTCAAGGCTTGTCAAACATATTATTTTAGAGTATATATGAGTTCTCTTCTCACACCTTTTGTTTGCTCGTTCTGATTTATTCAGGGCGGGCAACATTTGTTTTAAGGGTGTCCTTGTCCGCGTTCTATTTGTTTAGGACCTTTGTGTTTTTTAGAATGACGACCAGGACGCTTTCTACGTTTACCTGCAATGTGAACTAAATTATTTTTCTTTACCATAAGATTTCAAATCATGGGGTGTAACATCAAGGGGTAAATATCGAATAGACCCATTGATATATTGTTCAGTATCTTCTCCACACGTAGTACAACGATAATAAACTTTAACTAAAGAAACTAATGCGGTGTATTGTTCACAGTAAGGACAGATTCCTTTAACCACATCTACATTAAAATTTATTTCTTTTTTATTTTTCTTTTTTCTCGGCATCTATATCATAGAACATAGCATTGCTATCTTCGGTTATCCAGTTTTTGTTTTCGACGTTCCAGTACGTAGTTTGGACTTTATAGTCAGGAATGGTGTTGTTAGTAGTAAAGCTAGGAATACTCCACAAAATACGATTGTTAGGCTGAGCTGCATAATTACCGTTAGTGAGCTCCAATATATGTGCGCACTTATGCTCCTGAGGTACTTCAGAATGATCCGTATCCAAAATGTTAGACTCTGGCGATGCCCAATCAATAGTAAAGAGATATTGAGCTTCATAAAACTTTTTATCTTTTCCCACGAATTTTCCACACTGTCCCCCTAAAAAATCAAAATTAATAATAGAAGGATAATAACTAAAACAGTTCCACAATTGTAACGAGTCAATTGGCATATCCGGCACTTGGGATCTAGAAAAACGTTTTTGGAAAAACGCCGAGATAGGCAATCGATAGTATACCGCGCCGTTCGGCAAAAGGATGTGAAATAGTAAGGCACGGCCTGTAATGCTTGCCACACCAAAAATAACACACTCTTCACTTTCACCATGATGTGCTTCAAAGTCATAAAGATATTCCTTCCTTATTTTACAGTAGATTGGGGGTATGTTTGCATTTAGATAAGACAATTACTTAATGTCTCCCCAATTTTTACCATACTCATAATCTACTTTGTTGGGTACTTTTAATGTTACTGCAGACTCCATAATTTCTATAATCTGCTCTGCCTGTTTATCAGATTCAACAGATATATCAACCTCATCATGGATCTGAATATGAGGAATAATTCCATTTTCATATAAAGCTACCATAGATTTCTTAGTCATATCAGCTGCACTTCCTTGAATCAATTTGTTCAAAGCTTTATAAGTAAAGGCTCTTTTCAAAGGTTCATCATATTCTTTTCTAGCCATTTCTAATGGTAGTGGTTTAAATATCCCAAATTGAGTTGGTTGCCATAGTTCAAAATGACAAGCTCTTCCACCAATAGTTCTAATCTTTCCATAGTTCTCAGCTTTTCTAGTTACATTGTCCATTAGTTTTTTTACAAAAGGAGCCTTGGCATGATACTGCTTAATTAATTTTTCAGCAGATTCTTTCATCAATCCTAATTCAGACATCAGTTTATTTTTACCCATACCATACATCAAACCTAAATTAATAGTCTTAGCTTGCTTACGTTCAATGCCTGCCATATCCGCAACTACTTGATGAAAATCTGCATCCCCATCATTGTATGCATCTACAATTTCATCTACTCCTTCTAAGTTTTGTAACTTAGCATAGTGTACTAAAATTCTTGGTTCTTGTTGTGAGTAGTCAAATGATCCCCAAACTGTTTTTTCCTCAGGAATAAAAATAGATCGTATCATGGGTCCTAGTTCAGGATGTCTTGCAGGAATTTGTTGTAGGTTAGGATTACTCATAGAGAATCTACCTGTTACTGTTCCACCTTGATCCGATCGTATTTGATTTATATCTGCGTGTATTCTCCCCTTAACAGAATGTTTCGTAATAGAATCTATAAAAGTGGTATGTGCTTTATTAATCTCTCTTGCATCTGCAATACATCTTGCTAACTCATGAGGATGGTTCTGTAAAAAGTTTTTAGTAAAACTTGGTTCATCACTTTTTGCAGTTCTATCATAAGGTAATTTTAATTTATCAAATGCTTTAGCGATAGATCTTGCTGCATGTATCTCTACATTAATACCAGTTAAGTCCTTGATTTTATTGACTATTTTCTGTTCTCGTTGCATCAAATCTTTTTTAATAAAAGCTGCTTTTTCTAAATCTACTCTTACTCCTTTGAATCTCATGTCTACCAAACATGGAAATAGTTTAGTTTCTAAATTAAATACATCCCATAATTCTTGTTTATATAATTCTGTTTCTAATCGTTTCCAAAGTTTTAATGTTGCTACCGCGTCTCTCTCTGCATATTGTCCTACAAATAATGCGGGCAATCTCCACATATCTTTTTTAGGATCCAATCCATAATCTTTAGCAGCTTCTACTAAAATCTTTTCATCTTTACCAAGACCCACATAAAATTTAGCTAAAGTATCTAAACGATAACTCATTCTATTCTCATCAATTAAAGATGCTGCAATCATAGTGTCTACAATTTTACCCTTGATAGTAAGCCCTGCTGATCGTAACCAACAAACATCATACATAGCATTATGAAAAATAAAGGTAGTGTCTTCTTGTTTTAAAATATCCTGAAGCCAAGATAACACTAGATTTCTATCTAGGTTTCCACCTTGCTCATGATGTATTGGATAGTAACCAGACCATCCTTCTACGGCTACTGCTATCCCTGCAATATGTCCTCTGTTAACCACGTTCCCCGATCCGAGACTCATTAACTCCGGGTCGTTGGTCTCTAAATCTATAGCGATTTCTTTATGACCTTGTAAATCTTTTAGTTCATCCGGCATTACCCATTCGGTGTCCGGTGTAAATAAAGGTTGCTGCGTGCTTCTAGTCATGTTCTTTTTTCCATTCTTCTCTCTTCATTTCGTCAATTTCTAATTCACAATAATGAATTATTTTTTTAAGATCTTCTATCTTATTTTTATTTAAATAACGAATCACATATTTTATAACATTGCCTTGAAAAAAGTTCAAGTTATTGGCACGTATAAATGTATAGGGTTGAATCTTATATTTCATATAATGATCCCCACCTTCTTGTTTTGTACTAGGCATTGCTGCTTCAAACATTTGTTTATTAGTCATTTTTTTTATACTCCTTTTGTAGTTGTTCTGATGGATAATAGACTTCAACATAAGAATGACATTTTGGACATGAAAAATTAGAAACCATTGTATAATCTTCTCTATCTTCTTCAATATCGTGATCTCCTCCCCATATTAATTGTGTATTGCAGTGCCAGCAGTTCATTTTTTTATATCCTTTAATAATAATCTTAACTCACCTAGTGTAACCTTATTATTTATAACGCCCTGTTGTAGTAGTTCCTTATATGTAGTTGTCATTTTTCTCCTTTTAAGTTAGTGTAGTAGTTGTTGATTTAACGGCATATGAACAAAGAAACAGGAACACCGAACCAACTTTGCCTTCATCATCAATGTCAAAAAG